AAATAAAAGATAGTATCAGAAATGAATTTAAAGTAGCATTGCGATTATTGGATTTTACGCAATACGGCTCAGACATTTTTAGAAAATGGTATGTAGATGGTAGATTACCATTTCATGTTATTATAGACGAAAAAAATCCTAAAGGTGGTATTAGAGAACTTAGATATATTGATCCTATTAAACTTAGAAAAGTGAAAGAGATAGAATCAAAGGCAGATCCTAAAACCGGAGCTGAGGTTATCGTTAAACAAAAAGAATATTTCTTATTTCAAGACGATAAAATGGGTAAAGCAAACGAAGGTTTAAAAATACATCCAGACGCTATTATATATGGCACATCTGGAATGTTAGATCCTTCACGAAGAAGAATTTTATCTTATTTGCATAAAGCAATTAAGCCTGTGAATCAACTTAGAATGATGGAAGATTCACTTGTAATTTATAGAATATCGCGTGCGCCTGAAAGACGTATATTTTATATTGATGTTGGTAATTTACCTAAGGGTAAAGCTGAAGAATACTTAACCAACATTATGAATAAGTATCGTAACAAATTAGTATATGATGCTAGCACTGGTGCAGTCAAAGATGATCGTAAACACATGTCAATGTTAGAAGACTTCTTCTTACCTAGACGTGAAGGCGGTAGAGGTACTGAAATTAGTACTTTACCTGGTGGAGAAAATCTTGGGCAAATCGATGATATTTTATATTTTCAGAAAAAACTATATAGAAGTTTAAATGTACCTTTAAATAGGTTAGAACAAGAAGCTCAATTTAGTTTAGGAAGAAGTACAGAAATAACACGTGACGAAGTGAAATTTAAGAAGTTTATTGATAGACTTCGTAAAAGATTCTCAGATGTCTTTATGCAAATACTGAAAACTCAGCTGTTGCTTAAGGGCGTAATTACAAAAGATGATTGGAAAAAGTTTAGACAAGATATTGTTTTTGATTTTATTGAAGATAACTATTTTGCAGAATTAAAAGAATCTGAAATGTATAGAGAAAGATTTGAAATGTTATCAACACTTGATGAGTATGTTGGTAAGTATGTTTCAGATGAATGGATTAGAAAAAAGATCTTAAGACAGTCCGACCTTGAAATAAAAGAGCTTGATAAGCAAATAAATGCTGAAAAAGCTGCTGGGGGAGACATGGAATTAGACCTTGACATCTAAATTATTATAAATATATTAAAGGAAACAAGAAGAATGAGTAACGTTGAAGAGTTAATTACTAACGTGAAAGATGACGATCTTGTGAGTGCAAATAAAGCTTTCGATCAGCTGATGTCGCAGAAAATAAATGCTGTGATGGATGCTAAGAAAGTTGAACTGGGCTCTAGCGTTATCGATCGAGTTAAAGAAAAACAAGAAGATTAAATATGAAGCTAATAGCCGAATACACAGATAGTAACATTCAATGTTACACTGAAGCTACCAAAACAGGTGGCAAACAACACGTTATTGAAGGCGTGTTTATGCAAGCCGATAAGAAAAATCGAAACGGTCGCATATATGAGAAAAAGATTTTAGAAGCAGCGGTAAATAAATACGTTGCTGAACAAGTTAAAAGTGGTAGAGCTGTAGGTGAGTTAAATCACCCAGAAGGACCTACGATTAACTTAGATAAGGTTTCACACAAAATTACTGAACTCAGATTTGAGGGAAATAATGTTGTAGGAAAAGCATCAATCCTTAAAACCCCTATGGGACAAATCGTTGAAGGTTTGTTAGATGGAGGTGTTAAGCTTGGTGTATCAAGTCGTGGTATGGGTAGTCTTGTACAGAAAAATGGTACTAGTTATGTTGGGTCTGACTTTATGTTAGCCACAGTAGATATCGTTCAAGATCCTTCCGCTCCAGAGGCATTTGTCAATGGAATTATGGAAGGAGTAGATTGGATATGGAATAACGGTATATTGGAAGCGCAAGAAATTGAAAAGATTGAGACTGAAATTAAGCGTACTCCGTCGAAGCATTTAGCTGAGGCGCAGATTCGAGCGTTTAAAAATTTCCTCTCTAAACTTTAAACTCTATAAAGGAGAGAAAAATGTCAGAATTGGACAAAAATGCAGTTGAAGAAACTGCTGCCGATTTAGCAGAATCTCAAGATGCAGAGCAAGTTGAAGTGGAAACTTCAGAAGAGCTCGTTGAAAACGAAGTTGGAAACGAGGAAATTTCTGAAGACGCAGAAACTGAAGAAGTAACAGAAGCTAAAGACGAAGAAGAAAAAGAAGAAGTAGAAGAAACTGCTCCTGCTTTAAAAACTCCTTCAACTAAAGCTGGTGTTATTAACGCTGCAGTCGAGATGCTAAAGAAAGCAAAAAAACATGAAGCGCAAGCTATGTTTGCTAAAATGACTAAAGTCGATGAGTCTGAAGATGATGGTTCCGTTGCTAAAGCTATTGCTGCTGCACCAAAAGCTGGTGATAAAAGTATCAAAGCTAAGAAAAGTGATGCTGCTGCTAAAGCAGAATCAGTGGAATTTGATTATTCAGAAGATTTAGATGCATTAGTATCTGATGAAGCTACATTGTCTGAAGGATTTAGAGCGAAGGCTGAAGCAATCTTCGAAGCAACACTTAAGTCAAAACTAAGTGCAGAAATCGAAAGAATGGAAGGCGAATACGCGCAAAATCTTGAAGAAGAAGTTGGTGAAATTCAAACATCAATGGTTGAGAAAGTTGATAACTATCTGAACTATGTTGTTGAAAATTGGATGAAAGAAAATGAAGTTGCAGTTACAACTGGTCTTAGGACTGAAATTGCAGAATCATTTATGGATTCTTTACAAACTGTCTTCAAGGAACATTATATTGATGTACCAGATGGTAAAGAAAACTTAATCGACGATATGGCCGATCAAGTTTCTGAGCTTGAAGAACAACTCAATAAAACCACAGAAGAAAACATCGCGTTACACGAAAAATCTCAAAGATTTGAGAAAGACAGTGTAATAAGAGAAGCTTCTTCAGGGCTTGCTGACACTGACGCAGAGAAGCTTGCATCATTGGTCGAAGATATTGATTTTGATGACAAAGAAACTTTCGAAATGAAAGTTAATACTGTCAAAGAATCTTACTTCAAAGATGATTCAGCCGAACCTGTAAGTGAAGTAGACGCTGTCATAGGAAATGATTCAACTCCGGTTGAAATTTCAGATGTTATGAGCAGATACACACAAGCTATATCAAAACACAATAATTAATTTTATCTATTAAGGGGAAACAAATGTTTAACGCAGATAATAAATTAGTCGAGAAATGGTCTCCTGTACTTGAGCACTCAGATGCTCCTGCTATTGATAGCAAGTACAAGCAAGCTGTTACAGCTCGACTCTTGGAAAACCAAGAAATCGCCTTACAAGAAGAAAGAAACCAATCACAAGGATTCGTAACAGAAGCAGCTGCTAACGCAACTGGCTCTAACATCGATAACTTTGATCCGGTTCTTATCTCTCTAGTAAGACGTGCAATGCCTAACCTTATCGCTTACGATATCGCAGGTGTTCAACCAATGACAGGACCAACTGGTCTTATCTTTGCAATGAAGTCTAAGTACAGCACTCAAGGTGGTACTGAAGCTTTATTTGATGAAGCAGATACTGATTTCTCAGGAACTGGAACTCATCAAGCAGAACCTACTGGATTAGGTGGAGCAACTGATGGTGACTCAGACGGAACGATCGTCGATTCAGCAGCTGCTACCATCACTAACACATTCGGTACAGGTTTACCAACAGCAACTGCTGAAGCCAGAGGAACTACTGGTGGAGCAGGCGCAGCATTCGCTGAAATGGCTTTCTCAATCGAGAAATCAACAGTGACTGCAAAATCTAGAGCTCTAAAAGCTGAATACACTATGGAACTTGCTCAAGATCTTAAAGCAATCCACGGTCTTGACGCTGAAGGCGAATTAGCTAACATTCTTTCTGCTGAGATCCTTGCGGAAATCAACAGAGAAATGGTAAGAACTATTCTTACTAAAGCTAAGATCGGTGCTCTTCAATCATCTACAGCAGTAAGCGGTATCTTTGATGTTGCAACTGACTCAGATGGTAGATGGATGGCTGAAAAATTCAAAGGTCTAGTTATGCAACTCGAAAGAGAAGCTAACGTGATCTCAAAAGAAACAAGAAGAGGAAAAGGTAACTTTGTTCTTTGTTCTTCTGATGTTGCTTCTGCATTGGCTGCTGCTGGTGTATTGGATTATTCTCCAGCTCTAGCTACAAACCTAAATGTTGATGATACTGGTAATACTTTTGCTGGTGTTCTTAATGGTCGTATGAAAGTTTATATCGATCCTTATGCAACAATAGACTTTGCTTGTGTTGGTTATAGAGGATCTAATCCTTATGACGCAGGTATGTTCTACTGCCCTTACGTTCCTTTAACTATGGTTAAAGCGATTGGTGAGAGCGACTTCCAACCAAGAATCGGTTTCAAAACTAGATATGGTATGGTTACTAACCCATTTGTTGCCGCTGACGGAACAGGTACTGATAGAGCTAACCCTTATTTCAGAATCTTCAGAGTCGACGACATTATGGTGTAAACCTAAAAGTCTTCACACTTTTAAAGCAGGATCTTCGGATCCTGCTTTTTTTTGCGTATAAATAGATATATGAATTATAAAACAATACAAAAGCAACATACCGAACTCAATTGGGATGGTGATGCAGAATTAGAAACTGAATTCGAACAATATACGACAAGAATGTGGTTAGATAATTGTGACGAAAACAAATCATTTGGATCTACATCATACACATATGAAGAATACAAAACTAAATTTCACGATTGGCTTTGGAAGAATTACAATAAACAAGATCAAGAAAACGGTCGATGGAATTGGTACGGAGAATTAAATGGCAGTAACGACTAATAAAAACTTTTTAACACCTATAGGGTTTAAATTTAATATTGACAATAACAAATATCCGAATTTAGATTATTTCTGTCAAAGCGTATCTTTACCTTCAGTAAGTTTAACCGCGGTTGAAACACCATACAAAGGTGTTAATTTAGGTTTTACTGGTGATAGATTGACATTTGATGATTTAACTATTACATTTAATATCACAGAAGATATGGAAAATTATAAAGAGACATTCGATTGGTTGCACAATTGTATTACGACTAACGAGCTTTTTACTTCTGATGCTATATTAAGTGTATTGTCGTCACACAATAATGTAAATAAAGAAATAAGGTTTAGTGATTGTTTTCCTACAAGTTTAAGTGGTGTCGATTTTACATCACAAGCATCTGATGTTGAATACTTGCAGGCAACGGTAACGTTTAAATATACAAACTTCGAATTTATTTAAACATGTACAAATGCCACAAAATGTGGTATAATATACAGTTATCATTTTAATATGGAGAAATTATGAATTTAGAATCAATACTTGAGATGTGGAAAAAAGACTGCATAATAGACGAAATGCAGTTAGACGAAGCTTCTAGAGAATCCGCAAAATTACACTCAAAATACTTAGAGTTACTAAGCTCTAATCGTATGCGTCTTAAAAAATCAGAACTAGAATATAAAGTGATATTACGAGATAAATTTAATCATTATGGAGGTAAACTCTCTAAAGAAGAATTAGATTCAAAGGGATGGGAATACGATCCTTTGGGAGGTGTTACTGTACTTAAAGGTGATTTAGATAAATACTATGATGCAGATCCTATTATACAGGAACATCAAGCTAAAATGGCATATCTAGAAGAATTATCTTCAGTATTAAAAGAAATATTAGATATCATTAAGTGGAGACATCAGAATATTAAAAATATGATTGAGTGGCGTAAATTTACTAGTGGAATATAATAGAGATCTTATATAATGGAACGTATTGTTGTAGGTAAATTAAACGAAAGCTTTTTGCAAGTAAGCTGTGAAGCTAGTACAGAAAGAGAGTTGTCTGAACATTTTTGTTTTTATGTTCCAGGTTATAAGTTTATGCCTGCATATAAAAATAGAATGTGGGACGGTAAGATTCGTTTATTCGATTATAGAAAGAAAACAATATATTGTGGATTATTTAATTACTTAAAGGAATTCGCAGAGCAAAGAGGATATAGTCTTGTCACAGATTATAGACCTACAGGAAAAGAAAATGTAGATGATCTTGTTTCCCGCCTGCCCCTGGCGGCCGCCGG